ACTCTCCAAAAAGGAAATAGTAGCTGAAATACTAAAGTGTGGAAAAGATCCGATCTACTTCGTAAATAATTACGCAAGAATCTCACACCCGATCAAAGGTCTTATTCCATTTAAGACTTATGATTATCAGGCTGACCTTCTGACAGATTTTAATGATTACCGCTTTAATGTAATCCTCAAAGCACGACAGTTGGGCATCTCAACTATCGCTGCTGGTTATATTGTTTGGCTGATGCTGTTTCACAGGGACAAAAACATCCTTGTTATGGCCACAAAATTCAAAACAGCGGCCAATCTTGTCAAGAAAGTCAAGGCAATTATGAAAAACGTCCCAGACTTTCTTCTCATCGCCAACATCTCAATTGATAACAGGGCTTCTTTCGAGCTATCCAATGGATCCCAAATCCAAGCAGCCTCAACTTCAGGCGATGCTGGTCGTTCCGAGGCACTTTCTCTTTTAGTGATCGATGAGGCCGCCCACGTTGAGAATTTAGACGAATTGTGGGCTGGCTTATACCCTACAATTTCAACTGGTGGGCGCGTGATCGCTCTCTCAACTCCGAATGGCGTTGGAAATTGGTTCCATAAGACATATAGCGAGGCCGCCGAGGGATCAAATGATTTTCACCCCGTTGTATTGAACTGGGATGTCCATCCTGACAGAGACCAGGCTTGGTTTGAGAAAGAAACAAGGAATATGTCTCGCAGAGAGGTCGCCCAAGAGCTGGAATGCAATTTTAATACGTCAGGGGAGAGCGTTATCCACCCAGAAGACATCAGCTGGATTGAAAATTTGGTCTGTGATCCTAAATACAGGACGGGATTTGACAGAAACATGTGGATTTGGGAAGAATATGACCCACAATGCTCTTATTTATTAGTAGCAGACGTTGCAAGAGGCGATGGTGCAGACTACTCTGTGTTTCATATTATAAAACTAGAAACAATGGAGGTTGTTGCGGAGTATCAGGGCAAGCCAAGTCTAGATATGTATGCCAACATTCTCATGCAGGCTGGAAAAGAATACGGCACCTGCCTATTGGTGGTAGAAAATGTTGGAATTGGCATCTCTGTGTTGGAGAAACTTATTGATCTTGAGTATTCAAACTTATATTATTCCATAAAGGGCACACATGAGTTCGTAGAAAGCCACCAGGGCGAGAGAATGAACAACACTGTCCCTGGATTTACCACTTCTTTAAAAACAAGGCCCCTAATTGTAGCAAAATTGGAAGAATTCATTAGAAACAAACTAATTAAAGTATATTCAGTTCGTTTTTCTAATGAATTGCGTACTTTTATCTGGCATAGTGGCAAGCCCCAAGCAATGAGAGGATATAATGATGACTTAATAATGTCATTAGCAATAGCATGTTGGGTAAGGGACACCGCACTGACAGTAAATAAGAGGGATATAGAATTTAAAAAAGCATGCTTAAACTCGATGGTCGCAGTCAACACAAAAATAAACACAACAATTCCTGGAATGGAAGGATATAACAGAAAAGAAAGCTTGGACGAAAAAATGTTTAAAGCAAAAGAAGAATATGAGAAATATTCATGGCTAATAAAAGGATAAAGAATGGCTGATAATAAGAAAAACCCGAATAACCCGCAATCGGAATTATTTAGAAGATTAACAAGACTGTTTTCTGGCCCAATTGTAAATTGGCGCACCCAAATGAATCGAAAGATTCGTAGAACAGCACTAGACAAGTATGCCACCGACTTTAGATCAGCGTCAGGCCAACAATTTAAGAGATCTGAGTACAGTCCTTTCGATATCATGCATTCGAAGATCATGGCACAGCAGAATCGTGCTGAGCGCTATGTTGACTACGAACAAATGGAATATATGCCCGAAATCGCCTCATCTCTTGATATTTATGCAGATGAAATGACGACGCATACTGCCTTGACCCCCATGCTGACAATCGATTGTCCCAACGAGGAATTGAAAGCTATCCTCCACTCACTTTACTCAAATATTCTGAACCTAGAGCACAACCTTTTTGGTTGGTGTCGTTCAATGTGCAAATTTGGAGATTTTATTCTTTACATGGACCTCGACGAGAGGCTCGGAGTCAAGTCGGTCATCCCGCTCCCCCTCAAAGAAGTTGAAAGATTGGAGGGAGAAGACCCCTCTAATCCGAATTATGTCCAATATCAATGGAATTCTGGCGGAATGACGTTCGAAAATTGGCAAGTTGCCCACTTTAGGGTGCTTGGTAATGATAAATATGCACCATATGGTACCGGCGTGCTTGAATCGGGCCGAAGAATATGGAGGCAGTTAGTTTTAATGGAAGACGCTATGATGGCATACCGCATCGTGCGCTCAGCAGAGCGAAGAGTCTTCTATATCGACGTCGGCAACATCGCGCCCCAAGATGTGGAGACCTTTGTTCAGAAGACGATCACATCTATGAAGAGAAATCAAGTTGTGAATGCGGATACCGGCCGAGTTGATCTACGATATAATCCACTTTCGGTGGAAGAGGACTATTTTATTCCAATCCGAGGCGGAGAATCTTCAAAAATCGAAACATTGCAGGGCGGCCAATTCACGGGAGACATTGATGATGTTAAATACCTTCGCGACAAGATGTTCTCAGCCCTAAAAATCCCAACAGCTTATTTATCAAGCGATTCAGAGGCGAGTGAGGATAAGACAACCCTATCACAAAAAGATGTCAGATTCGCAAGAACAATCCAGAGACTTCAGCGCGCCGTAGTTACGGAGCTTGAAAAAATCGGCATTGTTCACTTATATACCCTAGGTTTTCGTGGTGACGATCTTGTTAATTTTAAGCTGAAGCTCAATAATCCCTCTAAGATCGCCGAGATGCAAGAATTAGAACATTGGAAAATTAAATTTGATATTGCCGGAGGCGCCACGGAGAATTTCTTCAGTCGTCGATGGATAGCTCAAAATCTTTTTAATCTTTCGGAAGAAGATTTTGTTAGAAACCAGAGAGAGATGTTCCATGATAGGAAATTCGAGGCTGAACTCAACGCAGCTGCCGAAGCTGCCGGAGAAGAAGCATCCGGCGGAGGCATGGGGGACCTTGAGGGAGATCTCGGAGGTGATGACCTTGGAGGTGATGACCTTGGAGGTGGTGACCTTGGAGGTGATGACCTTGGGGGTGATGACCTTGGAGGTGACGACGATTCTGGTGGAGACGAAGGTCCGCTCCTGGCCGCCCCGGCAAAAAGAGACGACCGCGACAGAAAACACACCGAGAAGTCCCGCTCCAAACGAGCAAAAGGAAAAACCTATGTTTCCAGAAAACATCGCGGTGGCGATAGCCGGTCTGGCCGGCAACACAATTATTCTGCCATGGCTATTCCAAAGCCAAAAGATATTACGCCAGGGATGTCTAATATGATGGGCCTTTCTCGTGGTATTTATGAGGTTCAAGGGCCTACTTATAGTGAAGAGGAGCTTTTATTATTCGAGGCAAAATCAGAAATTCGTGATTTAATCACGGAATTAGAAAATTCGGAGATTCAGTTAGATGAAAATGAAACACAACAAAAAGCGTAATACGGCTTTTATTTTTGAAGCGCTAATAAGAGAATTAACAAAAGCCATTGTCGCAAAAGATGACAATAAGAAGAAACTTATCGTTAAGCTAGTAAGAGAAAACTTTAAAGGGTCCTCTGTTTTGGCAAAAGATCTGGATCTTTATAAGGCAATCCTAGAAACAAGAGAGATGGACCGCCAAACCGCCGAAAAGCTTGTCTTTGAAGCCAGAATGAGAAAGAAAACGATTGGCGAGAGGGAGTTATTCACTGAACAGACGGAGATTATTGATACCATCAACAAGCTTGTGTCTCCGAGCGTCTTCTCTAATTTCATTCCAAACTATAGAGATGTCGCAACCGTCTATCAGATTTTTGATTACCGCACCAAGACAAAAAAGCGCGTTTTGCTTGAAAAGCAAATTATTGACCGTATGACTTCATCTGAAAAGTCATCGCCACCACCTATGAAGCCCGTAGATAACTTAACTTATAAGACTTTTGTCAAGAAGTTTAATGAAAAATACAGCACCGAACTGCTTTCTGAACAAAAAGCACTCTTGGGTCACTATGTTGGGTCTTTTACAGACAACGGTCTGGAGTTAAAG